TAGACGTAGCGGCGAGCCAGGTCGAGCCGGCGTGTCTGCCATTGGCCGTGCAGATCGCGCTGGCGCTGGTCATAGTCCTGGCCCGTAATGTCCCGCCGCTCGCGGTAACGGCGTTTCAGCGCCTCTAGGGTGCCTGTGTACATGTCCTTGGCGAGGTCCTCTAAGCGTTGCTGCATGGCCTCTATGGCTGTCTGACGCGCCCTGATAGCCGTTCTCACGGCGAGGGGCGCTTCCGTCCAGACCATGCGGTGCTCCCGCTCCCACGTCGCCTTGTGTTGGAGGGACAACTGGGAGTCGCGCGCTTGGCTAATCAACGTATTTTGCACTTGCTGGAAGGCGGCTGCCTCCATCCCTTGCGCTGAATTCAAATTCATTATGTCTACCTCTCTTGGCTAATTAGCCGAGTATCTCGTCAAGGCGCTGGTGGGCCTTCATTAGTCGCGCCTCGGTGAGCGACGACATGGTGGAGGCAACTGGTGCGTGACGCGTCGGCGCGGTGCGCGCGGCAATCGCGGTCTCTAGCATGTCCATGCGCTCCCGCATCCCCCACGGGTCGTCCGAGGTGGGCATGGGGTCCCAGGGGTACGCTTCCAGCGGCACGTTTAAGCCCTCACACAACGACACGTTGTGGACGAGCGTCCCGTCCTGGTTCGTGTCGTTGGCGCGATTATGCGTCGTCTCGGTCAGCGTGGCCGCCGAGGCGGCACCGGGAGCCGTGCGCGGCGGCTGTGGCCGTGCCTGGAGCCGTGCAATGGCGCTCATATCGTCGATCAGAGAGGTCGTGCTGGGGTGCGCCGTCGGCGGCTCGGGCGCGGCGACGGCCGTGGGGGACAGCAGGGCGTCGAGCTGGCCGTGGAGCGCGGCGCGGGTACGGGGATTGGTGTGTGCGGTCATTGAATCGGTCTCCTGTGACGGTACATCAGGCGCCGTAGTAGCGGCGCCACTGGTTAAGGATCTGCTGATTGGGGTCCATGGTCGCGTCGTCGCCGCCCAAGCGCGACGCACGACGGTACTCTGCTTCGAGGTCTGGCGTCCACACGTCGTCTAGGTAGACGATCTCCTCGGTCGCCGGTTGGAAGGCTCTGAGTTGGAGGGCTATCGAGGCGGCCATGACGCGATCGTCGTGCAGCGATCCACTGGCGCCTGTGCTGCCATTGTCCCTGACGGTGTAGGTCCGGCACTCGGCCACGAACGCGGTGTCGTGGAACGGCCAGCGCTCCTGAATAGCCTGGGCCAGGGCGTCCACCATGATCGGCTTCGTCTTGCTGGTGGTGGGCCAGCCGATGCGCTCGGACGCGTTGCCAATGGCGTCGTAGTCGCGGTGCGCGTACAGGGCGGGGTACGCGTGGTTTTGCAGTTCCAGCAGCACGGTGCCGCCATGGTTGTTCCGTTCACAGCCAAGGAGGGCGGTGTTGTACCACAGGCCCAGGTCGTTCAGGATCGCCGCGAACTGCTGCGGCGGGAAATGCCCATGCACCCACGCGACGTCGAGCCCCGTCTGCTGGTCGATGACCACCGCCGCCGAGTAGTCGCCCGTGTGCAGACCCTCGGCGGGATCGGCCCCTATGACGTACGAGCGCCCCTGTACGGGCATCTCCCACACCTTCAGGCCCCCGTTTAACTCGGTCGCTATCGGCACGCGACAGCCCGCGAGGATGGCTTCTAGCGCCTCCGTGTCGAAGCGCCCGCGTCCCGAGAGGATGAAGGCCGTTTCCGGGTTTGCGGGGTACTCCTGGTTCTTCTTCGAGGTGTCGTAGCCCTTCGTGGCGTTGGCGTACCATACCTCATCCCGCCCCGGTCGAATGTCCCACGGCAGGAAGATGGGCCACATGCCCTCGCCGTTGACCGCCTGTTGCCAATGGAGATGGAAAGCGTTGCCGGCCCCGTTGGCGGTTGAGATGACGAGGATGCGCTGGCCGGCGCTCCGGGCCGTCACCGCCGCGGCGTCGAAGATCGCGGCACCGTATTCTTGATGTGCGAACTCGTCTAACACCAAGAGTTGGCAATTGAGGGAGCGCGCGGCTTTCTCGGTCGCGGCCTGTGGCAGGATGCGGCTCCCGTTGCTGAGTTCCAGTGTTGTGGTCAGTTGCGGGTTGGATAGAGGGACCTGGAGCCACGCGGGGAGGTTGTCCCAGGCAATGCGGCACTTGCGCGCGAACTCCTTGGCCTTCGGCTCGTCCTGGCTAAAGACGATCACTTTGTTATGGGGGGCGAAGTTCACCTGCCATAACGAGAGGGCCGCCGCCAGCTCGGTGATACCGAGCTGGCGCGCTTTCAGCGTGATGCACTCCCGGTGCTCGATCCATTGCCGCAGCACGTCACGCTGGTAGTCGAAGAGATGGAAGGGCACAACGCCGTGACCCGCGTCACTCTCCACCATGCAATAGGTATCAATGAAGTAGGCTGGATCGGCGCGGCAATGCGCGATCTCCTGAGAGACCCACACAGGATCGAGGTCGCCGAGGTCGGCCGCCGGGTTCAAGGCGACGGCATGGCGCCGCGTGGTCACCTCTTCCAACTTGGACAGACGACTAAGAAGCGTCCCCATTCGTTGCTATCTCCCTCTCGATCGCGGTGATCCGCGCCTCGATCTCTACTGTGCCATACAGGCGCGATATGGCGCTGGCCAGCGCGGCAAGGGCCGTGGCCTGCTGCGTCGGCAACGTGCCCTCGTGCGTCTCCGTGAGCGCCGTTAAGAGCAGCGTGAGCACCGGACGCAGTTCGTGGGGCATGTGGCGCTGCACGCGCTGTGAGGCCCCCTTGTTGCGTCCTCCGGTCGCCCTGGCCGTGTGGCGCTTGCTCGCCGTCGTCTGCGAGTGCGCGAAACAATAGCCATCGGCTAGGGCGCGCACGGTGCAGGGTTCTCCGTCGGCGCGCGTGGCCCGGCAAATCGCCGGCGTGTCGTTGTGTATGTGATCGTCGTCGTCCATAAGGCGCGCCTTTTCTCAACCAATACCAACTATCCCCAACTATTCGTGGGATGTCGTCAGGGTGCCCTCACACGCCTCAACCACCTCGGATGACAGCGCCATCATGTCGCGCACCAGCGTCAATAAGCGGATCATCACGCCTGAGATGTCGTTCACGTTAGGTTGTGGCAGATCGTCGTCGAGCGCCATCTGCGCAAGACTACGCCCGACGTTCTGCGCCGCCAGGCCCTTCCGTTGTAAGGCCGCATCCGCCTGCTTGGCCTTCGTGAGCGCCTCACGGGCGGCCTGTAACGTATCAGCCATTAGGACGCCCTCCGCTGCTGACTCGCCAGCGCCGTGGCATTGCGCCGTCTGATAGCCGCCGGCAAGCCGCTCTCGTCGGGGTTGTCGCCGACGCGCTCGATCACATACGCCGGATAACTCAAGAGATAGTCCACATCGTCAACATGGACGAGGGTGGACTTGCCCAGCTCCAAGTGGTAGTGGATACCGGATACGGTGAGGCGATCAGTGAGGGGCACATACGGCTCTGGCTCGCGATTGCGGAGCGCCGCGGCCCTGGCCCACGCCTCGCGCTGGGAGTCCTCGTCGAGTCCGCTGATCGTTGCCTGGAGTTCGTAGATCCGTTCGTCGTTCTCCTCATCCGGCACGATGATGTCGATGTGCTGGTCTACCGTTCCGCGCCCCCTCTTCCCGCGATACACCAGCGGCTCCTCGTCCGGTTCACGGCGGCGACGCGACGGCACACGCCGTCCGGCTTGGGGATCGCCAAGATGCGCCAGGTCGCGGTCGAGCTTGGTTTCGGCGGTCAGTGTGTCGCCACTCGTCAAAGCGCGGCTCTCGCGCTCCACCTGCGCCGCCTGGGCGGCGGTCAGCGGCTGGAGGGCGCTATCGTCGTCGCCGACCACGACCCGGCGTGGGACGCGTGTCGCGGCTGTCTTACCGCTCATAGCACTCGCCCGTTGACTGCGGCTGGGCTTCGTGGGTGTCGTTTGTCGTCTCGCCATGGGGGTCTCCTTACTCGTGGGTGTAGTCGTTGATGGCGCGGGCAATGTCAAGCCCGCGCGCCGGAGCTGCGACCGGATCTTCGCAAGCGCCCTGTAGTCGCTCGGGCTGCCGCTCACAATAATGAGAGGCGCCGCCCTGCTCGGGGGAGTCAATTTGAGATGTCCAGACCGCAGGCGCGTCACCCCGAACCCCTGTTTACGGGCCTCGGCGATAAGCCCGGTGATGTCGTCCATGCCCTAATCCTTTCCAGCAGATGACCGTTAGGCTCTCCTCTACGCGTCGATTAGCGCCGGATTGGGGCGCCGAGATGCCCCGGTAGATGCGGTAGCCCTGGCGATGGTGGGCGTTGGTCGGGGCCGTAGCTCTGCGCGGCAACGTGCTTCCTGGACGTGTCGATACTATGGGTCGCCGTCGCCCGGATGTGCTGGCCCGATTGAGCCGTGCCGACCTTCTGGCCGTTTTGCGTAATATCAACGCTCCCACCCAACTGCACTTCAACCTTGAGCGCGGCCTGATTGACGGTTGTACCATAATCGCGGCCCTGCCCTGGATGGCCCGTGTAGTTCCAGCCATTGGGTCCGCCCTGATATTGAGCAAGCGCGTGATCCCAACGTCCCCCTGCCTGCTTCGACGCATAGTTGTCCGCGTCATAGATGCCCGTTGCTAACGCAGAGACGCGGGGGTTGAGCGCCGCTTGCCGCCAATTCTGTCCGGTGACAGCACCTAACCCCAGGTCCTTGGACGCCATGCCTAGATAGTGCTCAACGGTCGGCAGGTTCTCATTGTGCGGGCCGGGCGTCCACTGGCCGAGGCCAATACCTGGAAGGTTGCCCCCGTGACCTGGCCCCGTACCGGCTAGCGGGTCAACCGCGCCATTAATCGTTGCTTCCTGCGTACCCTGAGCCAAAAGGACGGCCAACGGCGTTCCTGTTTTGCGGGCCGCTTGTTCGTAGGCGTGGAACGTCTCCGCGCTCACAAATGATCCCTTACCTGGACCACCACCAACCCATGTTCCACTTTGCCGCGCCTGGCTTAACTGATATTCGGACAGTCCCCCGAATTGTGGACTCCCCGACGCATCCATTGTCCCGGCTGCGTTTGGGTCGTTGGCGTAGTCTTGCCCGCTGGTAATGGCCTCGTAGGCCAGCAGGGCTTGCGCCTTCGCGGCGGGATTTTGGGCAGTCTGTACGATATGTAGCTGCGCCGTAGCACCGCGTTTACGCGCGGCATCGATGATTGCCTGTTGCGCCTCATTGGCCGCGGATTGCGCGTGAGCCGCAGGCGCCGTAAGAGCCGTTGTGACCTTCAATCCATCACCGGCCCGCCCCAGATCCTGCACGAGGACCGCGGCCCCCCGCTCCAAGTCGAGCTTGGCCTGCGCGGACGCGCTGGTGATGTCATGGGCGACGGTCACGCCGGCCTTGGTCAACTCCGCGAACGTGTGCGGACCGGGCGCTCCGGGGGCGGCCTCCTTCTTCTGAAGGCTGGCCTCGTATTTTTGCGCCGCGTTTGGGCCTTCCGCCACCAGTTTCTGGATGAAGGTCTCGGCTTGATTGCCCTTCATCCCGCTAAAATCGAAGCCGGCCTCAGAGAGCGCCTGCTGGGCGATACGCGACCCGCCCGGCCCCACGTCGTAGCGCCGCGCCGTGCTGGCGTACGCGTCCCATAATTTGTCAGGGTGGCTCTGGGCCTCATCGAATTGCGCTGGATTGAGGCCGAGCATATAGCCCTGTGCAAGCGCGTTCGTGCCCGTCGAGCCGATGGTGCCCGCCATGGCCTGCCCAATGTCAATTTTCATCCCCGTTTGATCGGACATCGCTTGCGCCGCCACCAACCCATTGACGGATATCTGACCGACACCCGCCACCTGATTGAGCGCCTTCATGCCGTCGACCAAGCGCCCCAGGCTAATGCCCGATTCGCGTGCGGCCTGGTCCATCTGCGCGTAGGTATCGCCGACCTGATTGGCGGACATACCACCCTGCATCATCTGGCCGGTCAGGGCGGTCGTCTGGTCAAGGCCAATCCCACCCACACGGGCGAGGTCCATGCTCGCCGTTAGGGCACCGCCCAATTGGCCGGACTGGACCCCTACATCGCCTAATTGTTGAGCGGCGGCGACGGATTGCGCCTCGTGGAACATCAACGGCCAGCCCGCTTGTCGGGCGATGTCCAACTCGGATGAGGGTGTGGCGCCCGTGGTCGTCCCTACGCTTCCCGCGAGTGTTTGGGACTCGCCCGCGTATTGCGATTGCAACGCATTGATGCCCAAGCCGACGCCGGCCACGCCGCCGATAGCGCCGATGGCCCCGATGGCGAGCGGCGCCGCCTCGCCAATCATCCCGATCAGCGGGCGTACTAACCCCGCCAGCACGTCGCCCGTGGCGCCCATACCCGCCGCATTAGCCGCGCCGCTGATGCCGCCCGCCACGAGTCCGCCGGCGCTCCGACTGAACGCCTGCACAATGTGGTCACTCAGGACGGTGGCCGTCCTGTCCTGCTGTGTTGTGTCATTGCCGTTGCCGCCGCCGTTACCGCTGTTGCCGCCGTTGAGTCCGGGCAGGCCCGACCGTTGGCGGGCGTCGTGGGCGTCCATCTGCTGGGCCGCGTCGTAGCCGTACCGAGCCAGCCGTTCCATGCCGGGAGGCACGAAAGGGCCAGAGCGCGCGCTCTGGCGGTAGTATGTGGCGCCGCCGGCATTGGGCAAGGCGTCGTCCCCGCCCTGTCCCGGCACCGTCGCGGCCTGCTGCTGCGCGTTGTGCTGCCGCAGCAAGTCTTGCCAGCGCGTGAGCATGTCCTGTTGCGCGGGCAGGGGTTCAGCGGCGGCCTCGGGGTTGTCGGCGGCGAAGTCGCGGACCTCGCCACCGATAGCGGACTGACGGCCCGTGATGGCCGCCTGTGTCCGAGCGATGTCGGGGTGCAATTCCTGGACGAGGGACGGGTCCATCTGCTGTAACCGCCCCACCGCGGCGTCGTACGACGCCGCCTCCGGTTGTGACCCGCGTGGGATGGCGTTGAACGCATCGAGCAGTCGCTGCTTGAGGTCCTGGAGTTGGGTATCGGCCTCGCGCGCCGCCGCCGCCAACTCCTCGAAGGTCTGGGGCAATGGACCCGTGGCGGTAGCCACGGCGTCAGGGGTCGCGCCTGTGGCCGCGTCAGGGGTCGCGCCTGTGGCCGCGTCAGGCGTCGCCGTCGTGGCGGTCGGTTGGCTGTGGGCCGTCAGCGCCTGTGTCAGGCGGTCGTCGCCCGTCGTGGCAAGAGGGGCGCTCGATGGGACGCCGATGGACGGTCGGGGTGGCGCATCGTCCGGCGTAGCCTGGGAACGGCCCGTGGCCGTTGTGCGCGGCTGTGGTGGCGCCGGGCTGGACCGACCCGACTCTGCGGGCAAAACGTCGCCCATGGGCGCGTCGTTGTCTCGCACGCCGGTTGCCGTACTTGTCAGCGGTGTCGGGGTGGGCGTCTGGGCGGACAGCGCCTGCGCCAGGCGGTCGTCACCCGTCGTGGCGAGAGGGGCGTTCGCCGGGACGCCCGTGGGCGTTGGCAGGGACAGCGGCGCATTCGTCGGTGAGACGGAGGACCCACCCGTGGGCAATCCTTGCGGCGCCGCTCCCGCCGTCGCGACTGGTGGCGCAAGGACGGGCGCTGCCTCGTAGCCATAGCGCGCGGGGGGGATGAAGCCCGCCGCTTGCTGCTGGGCCTGTCGTTCGCGCTGGGCCTGTTGCTGCTGCTCCCGCTGAACCATGGCCTGCTGAAACTGGGCCAGCGTGTCGGGGAGCGGTTGCGCGGCGACCTGGGGATTGGCCCCGACGAAATCCATGGCCTGCGCCCGGACCTCGGTACGCCGCGCATTGAGGGCATTTTGTGTCTGGGCGATCTCAGGATATGTGTCGCGGATGAGCGACGGGTCCATCTGTTGGAAGCGCGTCGCCACCTCAGTGTAGGACGACGATTGGGGATTACCGGGGATGGCGTTCGCTAATTCAACCTGATGTTGCTTGAGTTGCTGGATGGCATCGTCTGCCGTAAGCGCCGCCGCTGTCAACTCCTGCAACGTGCTGAGCGCGGCGTCGGCGTCCACGCCCAGTTCGATGCCGACGTTTTCGTTCTCACTCATGGGGTAACTCGTCAGGGAGGAATACGGCCCGGCGCGTAGAGTGCGCCCGGCATGTCGCGTGTGTTGATACTACTGAATTGGATAACGGGCCGCATCCTCGGCCAGCGCGGTCGTACGTTTGGCGATGACCAGGGACGCGCGCGCGTCCACTTCGTCCTGAGTCAGTTGCAACAGCGGTCCCATCACCTGCACCGTGGCCGCCATCTGCTCAATAACAGGCGCGAGTACTTGCCTAAATGAGCCTAGCGTGCAGACGGCCGCGAGCACGACATCCTCCACATCCGCCCACACAACGACGTCGCCGGGCTCCGGCGTCCTGATCCGGTTGGCAAGCGCCCACAACTCGCGCAGCGCCTCGGCGATCTCGGCATCGGCTGCACTCGCCGTGTCTCTCATAGTCAATCGCATGCGGTCCATGTGTCCAATTGCGGCCGACCGCATCGCGCTCACGGCGGCGACGCGCTCCGCGATGACGCGCTCGGCGGCGCGTAGGTCGGTTAGGTCGGTTAGGTCGGTGGCGACCAGCGGTGACGTCGGGTACCTATCTACCATAATCCATCCTCTTTAGGCCGCCGGCGGCGTCACCGTACGCGACTCACCGCCGATGAGCTGGCGGCGGATAAACTCCGCTACATTTGAGTAGCCGCCATCGAGCGCGCGGCGGTCCAACTCGTCTCTCTCCTGGGGCGTCAAGGCAAGGTTATATTTAACCGGCCGTGGCGGCGTTAGCCGCGCACGCCCCTGTGCATCACGCATCACCGTTGCCATCTCGCCTCCCTTTGCTTATGGGCATACAAAAGCCCGGTACACCGCATTGGTGTGTACCGGGCTTTTTCGTATGGATGCTGCTGTCAATAACGCCGAAGGCGCACTGCTACACCCAACGATATCATATTGGGGACATATAGCGCAAGTACACCCGATGCATGGCATAAGTCGAGGAGCAACACCCTACAGGTGACTAGCCTTACGCTCCGCCAGAGAAGTCCTATGGCAGTATGGATGCGCTGCTCGTGGCCGAGATAGGCGAGACGGCCAAGACATCGACGGCCGTGGTGATGACGCGGGCGCAACAACCGGCTATGCTGCTTGACCCCTGGCGCCCTACGTTAGAGCAACAAGCCAATAAGCGTGACGACGTAACACTTGTTGATCGTGGGAATAGCGCCGATTATTTGACCGCTCGCATCGCTCGCGACCGCCCCGACATCCTCGACCGCATGAAGGAGGGCGACTTCCCGAGTGTGCGGGCGGCGGCGAAAGATGCGGGGTTAGTCAAGCAGCGCATCAGCATCTCACTGGAACCGAGCAAGGCCGCACGCACTATTCGTCGCCACTTTGACGACGCGGGTGTGGCGGCGAGGGTCAACTCGCTTGCCGGTCGTCTGTAGACCAGGCTCGTATCAGCGCAATAGCCCGGCCGCGATGCTTTACAACGGTGTGATGGTCCATCCCCAAGTGCCGGCCGGTCGCCCGGAGAGACAAGCCCTGCAGGTCAGTCAGGAACAAGACGCCATAGAGGCGGCCGTGCTCTTCCCGCAACCGGGCCAACGCCGCTCCTTTCCGCTCGTCGTCGAGGTCGGCCATCTCGGCACAAGCCGCTTCCTTGGCGTCCGTGGTGTTGGCCTGGGCGCGTACCCGGTCGAGGTGCGCGACGAAATCGGCACGGAGCGGGGGCAGCGCCTGGCCCTCGACGGACTCGTGGAGCTGCATAAAGCGACTCTGCGGCGCGTTCGCGAGCGTGTCTACGACGTGTCGCTTGGGGCCTTTAGTCATGGGTTTGGTCTCCGTGTAGATGAAGGCCAGCGCGTCTGAGGCTGGCTTTGAGGTTCGCCAAGTTGCGCCAGTCACTCCTTGATGGACCGCTTGCCGGATGAGCTGCTGCAAGTCGCTCACGATGCCCTCGCCTCGGGCTTCTGCGCGGCGCGTATCTCCTGGATCGCGGTGTTCAGGCTGACGGCCTGGGCATGGTCGCCACCGGCGATGTCGGGATGGGCATGCTTCTGAGCAGCGCGGTACACGGCCTCAGCCGCCCACAAGGGAGCGTCCGGCAGCAAATAGAGCACGCGGTAGGCCGAGGACGCCGGCGCTGCTGGCGCGTCCTGGGCGCGTTCAGAGTGCCGTTGCTGGCCGTTACGCTGGGCAGCATTCCACTCTTGCTGTCCAGCCCACGCATCGGCCCAGCGCTGTAGTCGCGTGATCGAGTAGGAGGGGATCGTCCACTCACGCGCGGCGCCATCGTACTTCAAGCCCGTCCCGTGGTTGAATGACCGCTTGAGATCGGTCTTGGCGTCGGTCCACAGGGCGGTATCATCACCGGCTAGCCACCAGAAACCGATGCGACCGTCGGGGCGCTGGCGAGCAAAGAACGTCAAGTCGGATTGCCTGTAGTAGGAACTCATGGAACCTCCAAGGAGGGGTAATCAGCACCCGCCTCACCGACGCGGGACAGGAACGCACATGGCCCGCGCTCTCCCTGACGCGCGTCCTCGCTACACGGCCAGCACCAGCCATACGGTGGTGACAGGCTGTGGCGCCGCCCACACTGCGGGCAGGCCAGATAGGCCCGAAGCAGCGCGCTATTAGCGGCGACGCGCACCAGCAACTCGTGGGCGATGGCCTGCGCGATAGTCAGCAGGATCTCCTCGCCGCTAGCGCACGCGGTGACGAGGACGCCGCGCTCGCGGAGGTACGCCAGGATCGTCGCCGCCTTGCCCATCTCCACGGCGCTGAGATGGCCCGCAACGAAGGGGGCATCGGGGTCAACCTCGACGTGTAGGAGCCCCGGCTCGACCGCGCATGGCCCATCCTGTATCGCGCATGACGCGTCCTGTGTGACCTGGGGCCGCTCGACGGTGAGGGTCATCGTGACACCTCCTGCGGCCTGGCTGCGGTACCGTCCGGTATAGGCACCTCCCCTTCTCGTGCTGGATGGGGGTTCAGTGCGGCATAGGCCGGCTTCCGATCAGGACGATCCGCCCCAGTCGGCCAGTATCCATTCAGCGCACACCATAGATCAAAGGCATCGCCACCACGCTTATCAGGCCCAAAGTCCTTCCACCGCTGACCGTCAGCGTAGACGTGGACGCTCGCCGTTCGCTCAGACCGCCATGGCGCCGTAAAGAAACCGCGTCGGTCGATGTCAACCATACTCTCAATTGGGTTCTCCGCATTGAATCGGGCGAAGAACGCGGTGCCCGCCCTGGGCGTTATCGGGCGTCGCTGCACGAGGGGCGCATGGCGTGCGGGCCGCAACTTGGGGCGATCCTCTCGCGGAACAAACGTCGCCCCGAGGATCTCCGGGTCCGACAGGGCCACGCCGATGAGCGCCCACGCCTCTGGCGTCGTACCGTCGAGCCACTCCCCAGGCCCATCCTTCGTTCCCGCTGCCACGCGCGTCGGGATGCGCCTCCCGTCGCCTGTCACATACGCGCCACCAGGCAACCGGACGCGCGCCCCCCCTTTCTCGTTCAGGTCGGGAAAACGCTCTTCCACGTTGCGCAGCTCCGGGGCGATACGCTCCGCGGCTGCAATGGCCCACGCCGGATCACACGGCGCCGTGAACAACAGCCAGAGGTGGCCCCGCTGGGGATCAATAGGATTGCGCACGAGCAGCGGACGGAGGCCCGCGTTATTCAGGCGTGTCGCCGAGCGCGTTAAACGGTCGAACCGGCCATCCTCGTCCCAGACCAACGCCTGGACGCGCGGGCCGTCGGGTGTTTCGTCTAGCAAGCCCGCCCCGAACGTCTGCTTCCCGAGGAGATGCGCGATGACATCGGCCTCGGTCAGCGGACGCCCGATCGAGAGGTACTTAGGCTTGCCCCCTTTCATGCACACGGCGTCGTGGTGGCGGGTGACGGCCGGCTCCAGTGTCGCGATAGCGTCCTGCACCGTGAGGGAAGATTCTTCCCTCACGGGCTCCTCGTCGAGTGGGAGCGCCGTTTCTTCCCCCGGATACGTACCTTCACTGGATAGGTAGCTATCGGACATTTCTTCCATCACGCCGGGGGCGTTTTGCGTGAGGGAAGATTCTTCCCTCACGGTTTTCTCGTCTGTCGCTCGTACGTTGCGCACGATGGATAAGGCGCGTTGTGGCTGTGCGTCGTCTACGTCATCCATGTGGGTCGTGTGGCCGTTGCTGCAATGGATCGTGCAATCCGTCGTCTTGCACACCGGGCAGCGAGCTTCAATTAATCGCCGCCTGGCCGCGCTCTTTTCCGCATCGGCCTTCAGTGTGCTTGTGCCAGGGGCGCGATGCTCTACGAGCTTGTCGGGGGTGCCGACGCTGGCGAGGAATGCCTGTCCCTCGACCGGGGCGTAGTGGTAGTGCTTGACAGGCTTACCGTTCTCGGGATTGACGCCGGTGGCCAGCGATCGCTTGACCCAGCCATCCATCTCCATGTCGGCCAGGTGCTTGCCGATTTGCTTGGCGCTGACGCCAAGGCGTTGAGCTACCTTTTCGTGGCTGATGATGGTATCGGGGTAGGGGCGCGTAGCCGGCGATGTGCCGAGCGGACAGCCGAGCAGTTCGTAGACGACTTCGAGCGTGTCCTTGCGCAGGGGTGTCAGATTGGGATTGTCGCGCAGCGCCTTGTGTGCGTCCTGCTCGGCTTTGAGCGTCGCGATCCGGGCGCGTTGCGTGTCGACGATATCTCGAAGATGGGTATTCTCCGTGCGGAGCCGTGAGACCTCGATAGAGAGGTTGTCCTCCGTGGAAGAATAGTGCGGGTCATCGCTGTAGTCGTGGGGGTAGGCGCTCATTGCACACGCCCGATGATGGTGCTAACTAGCGCCTGGGTACCAAGACGTGGTACCATAGAGAAGGACATAGTCCACAGCTCCGTTCTTTTCTAAGGGCCGGTCATCACTACCAACTTGGCGGGAGGATGGTGATACTGGCCTTTTCTGTGTCCCGCACCAATCGGGCGGGGTCATTGCCTTTCTAATTGTCTCCTTGACAGATCGCCGGCTGGCCCTCATGATAGAGGGACCATAGACAACACACAGGTCCCAGACCTCTGGGGCTTGCCTTGCGCCAGTAGGGCCGTGTGTCGCTGGTGGGGGCGCGTATTCCCGGGTTGGTGGCCAAACTCTTGCCGGGGTACGCGCTTTACTTTGCCGAGAGTACTTCATCGGCCCGTGTCAACTTGTCGAGTTCATCGACGCGGATGAGCCACGTCTTGCCCGCCTTATGGGCCGGGATCTTCCCGTTTTTGCACCAGAAACGGATGGTTGACACCGGGAGGCCGATAATCGCCGATGCCGTCGTGACGCTGACGGCAATCCGTGCGGGGGTCTGAGTTGCTTGCATCATGCGCGCTCCTTTTTGCTAGATCGCCTGTTGGCGAAACTCTGCTACCTACAGTCTAAACTACTTTTTCGCTTTTAATCGGCCTAACATACTCCCCTGGTGAAAACGTCACAATTTAGGCGTTTTTGGTGGCCGGCCGCGGGGTAAGGGCGGCAGGTTGTTGGCCTCTCGATAGAGGCGGATGAGTTTGCGCACCCCGTCGCCGGATTTTATAGTGCCGACGACGGCGCCGCCGTCAGCCGTCAGCGCGGCGGTGAAAGCGGGGAGCTTGGCGATCTCCTCGGCACTGTTCGTTTCATAGAGTCGATTGGCGATCTCTCCCGCGAACAGACGCCTTTCCGCCTTCATATCGCGCCTGCTCCTGGCTGTCTGACTCGTTCCATAAGGTAGACGGTCAACCTGCCGTGCATCATCGAATAGAGCAGCCTCGATGCGTTGGGCAATACCCCATCCCTCATCGCGAATGTCCTCTTGGCGTTCGAGCCGGGGGGACCCTTCCTCATCTATCCGTATGACGAATGGCCACGGGTAGCACAGGTCGAAAATATCGCCCCCTTGGCGTATCTCTTCGGGCCAGAAAAGGAGATGGGCGACGAGCAGCGCATAGTGCTTGTTCCGACGCACCTTGCCGGCCGTGAACACTCCGGCCCCTTCTCGTATCGTATTCGCGATGACCTGGAAGGCCACGCGTGCATCGGGGTCTAGCTTGGCCGGGGGCGGGATGTTGGGCCAGATGTCAACGGGGACAAAGGGCGCGGACGCCGCGATCGCCATGGCAAGCACCATATTGAGATAGTCGGCCATCGCACCGTCGTCCCCGGCCATCGTCCTCGTCAGCCACTCCTCATGCGCGGCTTGAATCTCTGGTTGGGCACGCCACCACGGTATACCGCCGGCCTTCCACAGATCGGCGATGATGGGATCTAACCGACTATCTTGTGCGGCCCGCTCTTCGTCCTTGAAGGTGAAGAGCGGGGCCGGAGCACGCGTTACCATCGCGATGCCCTTCCTGCCGTGATGCACATAGCCACTCCCCTTACCCCTGTCCACACATTCGAGTGTCCGGCCAGCTTCTGCATGGTCGCGATGTCCGCGCCATGCGCCGTGTGCGGTACGCTACTGGTAGGCGTCATGCCTCCTCCCGTGTGGTGTGGTGTTTAGGGGGGTGAAGGTGCGTCGTACCATCTTCACCTCCCGCCCATGTTGCTTGTTATGTTCCCCTCATCATTGCCGGCGCACCGCGACCAGGCGCGCCGTGTGCGGGCCTACGCAGGGGGGGCAGGCAAGGAAAGCGCTCTTACCGTGCCTGCTGTGTCGTCCTACGACACGTCCTCACATGGACCATTAGGTGCGATAACTCCCCTCGCTATCACCATGATTCACTATTCATCCGTATGACCTCCCGCTCGCACTTTTCGAGGGCGCGGCGCATTGCATTGGTCTCCTCGATAGCACATCGCAGGGCGGTGCGGGTCAGGCTGCCCTGTCCGCGGGCCGAGGCGTGAATCATAGCCTGCAAAACCTTTTCGACCACGACGGACACGTCGAACGGCTTATCATCACGCGAGGCGCTGATGTCCAGGGCGTCGCCCTCCCGCGTGATGAGATCGCCCAGCGCCTCGCGGTCGATGCCTTCTTGTATCCGCGCTTCGTCCCAGGCATCTCCGTCGGTCACGCAGCGCATGATGGCATCTTCGACCACCGTGGCTAGCGCGGCCGGCGGGAGCGCGTCGGCCTCGACGCACCCGACGCCGTAGCGGGCGATGAACTGCGGCGTGCGTCCGTCCTTGGTCTTGGGGTCATGGGGTGGCAAGTGGTGCTCTTCAATCTGCTCGGGCGTGATGGCAACGCGCGTGACGGTGAACGCATATCCGGGGGCTCCGACCTCCACCAGGCGCCCGTGCAACCCATCGGACATATCCATGCCGGCCGGATCGAAGTCACCCGCGTAGAGAATGGCCGTGCGTTGTCGGCTGTTTTCCCAGCGTTTATGGATAACGGCGGCACTCATATAGAGTTGACTTAGGCTGGAATTGCCACGACAGACCACGACAGGTACGGCGAGCGGGGACGCCACCTGCCATAACATCCCGCTCAACGTATCGGCTTCGGCCCACACCTCGGGAGCCACGGCCTGAGATGCCCAGGGGTCGCGCCGGTGGATGCCGCGCGCGTAGGCCAGGGCATTGGACGGTGTGGAAAACGTGAGCGTCAACCTTCGTTCGCGTGTCCCGTCGATGAGCGCGCTATAGGGCAACTCACCACCCTTGCGCATCGCACCTAACTGACGCACCAAGGATTTGTATCCGACGTCGGTCTTCTCAATCAAGTGCTCTCCGACTAGGATGTAGTACACCTGCCGAATTGTGGGCGTCACGGGTAACTCTTCGACGAGCCGACGTACTCGGTCGGCCCTGGCCTGCGATAGCGGGTTGCGTGCACTATAAGCCCGCTTCCTTGTCGGAGCTATGGCCATAGACGGCAACGTGGTGAGGCTAGTTTCTGTGGTCATGACGAGCGCCACTTCCTTATCAGTACCCAAGGCCCGCTATAAGTACGATCTACTTGGGGACGACGCACAGGTCTCATTCGTCGCGGCCCCGCACGCGCCGCTCTTCTTCGCCGATCCGGTCGAGCGCCCATAGCCGCAGCATGACGGATACGGGCAGCTCCATCTGGCGTGCGAGTGTGCGTAGGCGCTGGCCGGCCTCCACGCTAAAGATGATGGTGAAGCGGTCCTCCTCTTTTCCTATCGGTTCGGTCCCTGCCTTACGTGGCACGCGCTCTAGCCTCTCACTTGTCAATGACATGTCTGCCTCCTAGCAGCTACCCGTAGTCTAGCCTAATACGCGCTAGCTCTATTTATAGCATACCATAAATGATAAGATACTACATATACATTGCCAAAACATATTTAGTATGTTATACTGGTGGAGTAGGGAATGACCTACACACGAAAAAAGCCGGCGCGCTGTGCAACCAGCCGCCGGCACGACACAGCGAGGTTAGATCGCCATGTACACCAAGTCTACCGCAACGTACAAGCCCACCGTTCGACTCACCGCGCACCGTGGCTGGTATCGCGTTCAGTCCGGCACCGACCCGCACACCTGGTACGAGACCAGCGCCAACCAATGTGATTGTCCCGCGCGAAAAACGTGTAAGCACATGAAGTTCGTGCGGTCCCTGAACGTGGCCTTCTTCGTCACGAAGGAGGCCGAGGCCCCGGTGGCCGTGCCGATGTCGGCCGGCGCGCCGAGCGGCATCAAGAGGCCGGTGCGGGGCGGGGTCGTGTCCCACGTCGGCGACGCCGTGGAGCAGGCCGAGCGCCAGCTCGACGCGGCCCTGCGCGCCCTGGCCGATACCGACCGACAGGCTGACGAGTACGTCGTCTATCTGCACGAGGTGGACGCGTTGGAGCGCCAGGTCGCCGCCGCGAATGCCAGCGCCATGCGGGCAGCTTGACGATGAGCAAACGTACAGCCACGACCACACGGCCCCTTAATGCAATTGCATTAAGGGGCGCGGTCCCCGCCGCCGAGCGCGCCGCGTACGTCTACGTGGGCAACGGTACGTTCATGCCTGCCAACGCCGCCGCCTGGCGCGAGGTAGACGACTGGAACGCCTATGCCGCCATGATCACGGCTCGTAGTGCTGCGAGGAGCGCCGTCCAATGACCGCCACACCGCAGACATCACCACCGGCGCCCGCGACGCCCTACGCCCCGTCCTGGATGCGCTATGTCTACGACGACATCGCCTACATGACCCATAACGGACGCCCTATCGCGTGGGCGTCCGTCTGCACACCGGACCAGGAAACCCGTATTGGCGCTATCTTTCAGCGCCTCGTCACGCACACGACCCAGCAGAGGAGTATGACACATGACTAACAGAACCACAGACACCACCCGCACGCCGGAGCGGTCCAAGAGCTATCGTACGCAGCCCGTCGGCATCCCCGAGGGCATCCCCCCGACCCTCGACGTGGACGATAGTTACACGATCTTTCATGTCGTGCTCCACGCGGTCCAGACCTGGCAGCCTGACGACGAGGTGCTGCCGAATGAGGCCGCGCATCGTGCCCTCATCGACGCCACCGAGGCTCTCCAGATCATGGCCCGCGCGCAGCTTACGGCGATGGGGCCGTTGGTCCAGGCGCACCGTGACGACGACTGGGCCACCCAGGAGTGGGCGTTTGATCGCTGGATGGCCCGGTCGCAGCTCGCGCGCAGCGAAGAAGCGGAACTGGCGGGCCACGATGAGATGGACGCCGGCGCCGGACGGATCGCGCCATGATCCCGCCCATTGAACTGTTCTACCTCGATCTGAACAAGCCGTTGCTGGTCTATCAGCGCCGTGGCGGTCTGGTAGTCGTCCCCTTTGCCATCGACGGCCGGCCGCATGTTGTGTGCGTCCGCATCGACCCGCTCACCGACGATGAAACGGTCACGATCATCCCGGCGTATCCGCGCGATCCCCACATGGCGTTAGACGCCCTTGTCGAGGGCCTGGACGCTGTACGGGACACTACGGTACAGGCGCACGAGCGCGGGCACGATGAAGCCGTGCTGTTGTGTGAGCGTGCCGTAGGAGCCATCCAGACGGCGGCGCAGGACGCGGCAGAGGCGCGGTATACACCCCAGCCTGAGCAGCGTCAGCAGGCGGGAGCGTTGGTCCCCGCGCGCCGTGTCTGCCCGCCATCGACGCCACTCGTGCGATCACGCCCTGTGGCGCGGGCGTCCGGTGGGACATGGGCACGATGACACGATGGCACGGGTGTAGACGGGAGGCGCGGGGACCGCCTCAGGGGGAGGAGAGGGAGAGGGACGGCGACCAGCTATCTATCCGAGACCGAGAAACGACCATAACCACGATTATGAAAGGAAACGACACATGACCGATACATGCGAGATCAAGATGCCCCACGGCGACAAGCTTTCCCCTGAGGGCGAGTGGGGCTACGCTCACGTCGATGCGGAGGACCTTTGGGACACCATCAACCTCCTGCGCTACTATCTGCACACCATCGAGCCCCACGGCGGCGACGCGGACGGCGACTCGGACGGCCATCCGACCCCGAAGTACCGCCTGATGTCCGCGACGATGCGCATTGCCGCGCGGTTGGCGACCGATGCCGCCGACCACCTCGGCGACGACGACGGCGCGCAATGCCGCGAACGTCTGGCCGAGATCGCGGACGATAAGGCGCGTTATGCAAAGAACGCGGCCGATAGAGCGGCCGCGAAGGAGCAGGCCGACCAGAACTCGCCCCCGCTGCACGCCTAAAGGTCACAGGACGTCCGGTAAAGGGCCAGGGGGCCGTAGGCATCACGTCTACGGCCCCTTCGCATACGCGCCATGGTACACTGCGGCGATGATGGACGATGAAATGGTGTCCGTCGCCGTGGCTGCGGACATGTCCGGACGTGTCCGGCGCATGCTCAGACGGCGGTATACTGGAAAGTAGACATACACAAGCCGGCGTGTGCTCGTAACACCGCCGGCATAGCACAGCGACCTGATTAGGAGGCCGTCATGCAACCTCAGTCTACCCCACACCTATCTTTTATTTCCTCCTACACCGCGCAGCGTTTCTGGTCCAAAGTCAACAAAACCGGCCCACTTTGGAACAACATCCCCTGTTGGCTCTGGACGGTCGCGCGCACCAGTACCGGATACGGGCACTTCAACCTCGACGGTCGATCGGTCAAAGCCCACCGCGCGGCGTGGGAGATTACACACGGCCCCATCCCTGATAAGCTATTGGTTCTTCATCGCTGTGACCGTCCGCTGTGCTGTAACCCTGCTCATCTCTTCCTGGGCACGCCCGCCGATAATTCGCGGGACATGGTGCAAAAGAACCGCCATGGGAGTCAGCGCGGAAACCGGCATAAGACGCGCGCACGTCCAAGGGAGGGAGATACGGCTATGGACGAGTATGTCACTGTCGCCGCCGCAAGCCATCTCACCGGGGTGACGGAGCGCACCTTACGGCGGTGGATCACCGGCCGGAAGCTCCCGGCGGTTGACGGTAATCATAAAAAGCTCGTGCGTGTGGGCGACGTGCGGGAGTTGATGGCTGCCAGCGGACGCCCGTCCGGTCTAGTCGCGGACACTAACGGCCCTGGTGATGAGCGTGCTACCAATGTTATCGACATAACGCCCGGACGCCGTCCGGACATATCCGGACGTCCGGCGGACAGTGACCGGCGGCTGTCCGACCTTGCGGGGTCCGACCTCATCGGCGAGCTGGTCGCGACCATCCAGCAGCAGGCCGAAGAGATCGGCGTCTTACGTGAGCGGTTGCGTGCCCAGGACGCCCCACACGCGGCCCAGGACGCGCCAGCCGCTCCGCAGGACTCAGGGGCCGCACCGACGCCTACCGCGCGTTCTGTGACCTCTCTGCGTGTACGCGTGCTGCGCTGGCTACGCTCTTAATTGCCCGCGGTTGCCGCTTCGGCCCGCGGTGTGTACGTGGCGGGGAGCGCTTCGGTCATGGCGCGGGCTGTCGTATCGGGGATGGTAATATTACCATTCGGGTTTATTTGCGCTATGATCTCTTCGGCTTGCATGATCTTGTCAACGGCTTCTCGGCTCAACCCCACCAAGCGGCCAATCTTCTCGTGCGGCCAGTCTGGATGTCGCCCTGCCATTGCCACCGCCAACCGTCGCCGCTCCTTCTGCTTGAGTGGTGACTGGGTCGCGTGGGCGTTCGCATCAGGCAAATATTCGATATGGATAATTTGCCGTTTCATTGATGGCGGCTCCCTGCGCGTGCGGGCGCGCGAGCCTGGGGCGGTTGAGGAAATTTTTCCTCAACGGCGGCTCCCTGCGCGTGCGGGCGCGCGTAAAGACGACACGGTGTCGTCTTTATTTTGAGTTGCGGCGGCTCCCCGCGTGCCCGCGCGCGAGGCCCCGTTAGTGTCCCATCCGTATACTTATGTCGTGTGCGCGTGTCTGGCGCGCACGTTTGTCATGCTGAAAGGGGCACCCCATGACACAAGCCATCGGCCGGTCCACCACACGCCACACCACAGGTAGCCAGCCAGACACCGACGCGCGGGGGCGCGATCGCTACGACGCGCGTGACGAAGAGATGACGGCGCGCGGTTTTCCGGGGACGTTCGTGACGCGCGACAAGATCGAGGCGGGAATTGTCGCACACGACGGCGCGCTCACCATGATCGACCCGCGCCCCTACGCCTCACTGCTCTACGATGGCGCGGGGATGCCGGTGCTGTCCGCGCAGATGGTGACGTACCTGTGCGGACCCGACCCCAAGCGCGGCGCGGTGAAGCGGCTTATCACGGCGTTACAGGCGCTGAAGGACCGCGACGAGCGCGCCTACGGCATGCTGTGCGCCCGCTTCGACGAGGGGCACTCGTACGCGCGTATCGGGGCTGATTTTGGCGTCTGCCGCTCGACCGCCCACACGACGATCCTGCGCTGTGTGGAGGCGCTTACGGACTGGCTGGACACCCGCGCGGCGATGGACCTGGAGCGCGCCGCGCTGGAGGCCGGGTCGCTGGACGACGACGCCGGCGACGCGCCCGAGGCGCGGGCGGCAGTCGTCCCGGTTCCGACTCAGGGGCAGGATCAGGAACAAGTGCTACCTCTTGTGGCCGCGCCGCCAACGCCGGATGAGGCGGGGAGCGCGCCAGCGCCGCTTGACGCGTATTGGCGTGCGGTCGACCGCCGCCGCGCGCGCGATGCCTACGAGCGGGGGGCCTAGCAGAGGGCAGAGGCGGATTGATGCCGAGTGGCGGGGCACCCTCCTCTGACGCGTTGAGAGCGCGCAGGACAGGCGAACGGCCCACGGTAGCAACACAAACACCGTGAACCGTCCGCGCCTGTAGCGTACCGCAGAAGGCGGGTGGCACGCCTGTACCTAGCACATCTATCTTTTCAAGAAGTGGGGCACTATCCCCCGTGCGGATCGCTGTGCGCCGGGATCGTGCCGTGCTACGTCCTCACCCCGCGTTAATGGACGATGACGCTGGTCAAGAAAAATCCGGCGCCAAACCACCACCCGATGCGCGCGTACCAGGGATAGACCCACAGGCGTGGTGGTTGGTTGGCGCGGCGTCGCTTGACGGTTTTGCCCGCCGACCAGATGCTCCACACCAAGAGCGCCAGGATGCACACCAACCCTATCACTTCAGGGATACTGAGCAGAAGCGCGAGCGCCGTCCACGCCACACGGTTGGCGCTGGCCGACTGCGCCGCGATTTGCCATGCGGTAGGGATCGGTATCCAGAGGACGGCCCACGGTCGCCGGCTGGCTGCCGTGATGAACTGTGCCAGCCGCGCCGCTGCGCTGTGGGCGATAGACCGCGCACTCATTGCTTTAGCAGCTCCTCGCGCTCCTGGTCCGCTCGTGCAGCCAGTCGCCGCTCCACGGCTGGTAGACATTCAGCCAGGATCATGCGCGCCATCTCCCCGATGTGGCGCTGGTCGAGATTGGCGACCGCCTCTAGGCGCTCGTACAGGTCGCGGGGCATACGTACTGTCACGTTGGCATCCAATGTTTTCTCCTTTTTGGTTCGCGCCATCCACATCCCCTCAATTATACGCAGCAACGGCAATCCTTGTTTGCAACCGCTTTTAATGCAATCTTGTGCTACACTACGCCTAGGTCGTCCTAAATGTAGCAGTTTCGCTACAGGTAACGGCGTGGCACGGGGCTCCACATTACCGCATAGGGCTACGCGGGCGCGAGTGCTACAGCAGCAACGGCGTGGAGAGGGAGGGGGTAACGGGACGTATCGAGCGAGAGAAAGAGAACGACAAAAGGCCGCGACTGCTTCAGACAGCCCGGCCCGTGGAAACAACAGGCACATCCACTATCACGTACATCCACTATCACGTAGAGCCGTCCCATATGCTTCGCCTTCAACTCTACCATGGGTGATGCAGTATGGCACGGGATCACGAGCAAAAGGATTCGTAGACCATGCAAACGCTCCTCGATCTCATCAACACCTTTGGCACGCAGATCGTCCTGGCCGCCGTTGGCCTGGGCATCGTCGGCGTGTTCATGGGTGTCTTCGCCGGCATCCTGGGCTATCGCCACGGCGCCGATGTCACGCGCACGGCGCTCGTGGGCATGGCCCTGCTCATCTTGATCCGGGTTATCGCCGCCACGCTCGCCAAGCAGGCCGGGGCCAACATCGGCTAGCCCTGCATCATCAATCCGCACCGAGGCTGGCGGTGGACCTGGCTCTGGCCGGCGTCCACCGCTTTTCTCTATCAGGGAGATACCCCGCTATGCAACCTATGACCAACCGTCGCTCCCCGCGCGTCCCTAACGAGCCGTGGCGCGGTCCGGCCAACCTCACTATCGCGCAGACCGTGGCCTTGCTCACGGCCGGGATCGCTGCCGGCGGTGTCTGGTGGCTCGGGGCCTTTGTCTTCGGCACGACGCTACTTGCCGTGTTCGGCCACATCATCCTGACGAGCATCGCCGGAGGTGGCCTCGCCCTCGTGTTCTACGCCATGGCTGATCCCAACCGGGAGCCCACCATCCGGCAACACCTGTTCTACAGCCTGCGCCGTCATACCTACATCAGCGCCAGTAAGGACGTACGCCATGACAACCAACCCATCCCGCTCCACACGCCCCACGGGCCGCGCCACGCCGCTGCGGCCGCCGCACGCCTGGGCCAGGGCTGTCCGTCGCGCCCTGCCTTCGCGTCCCTCTGGCGACGCCTCAACGCCCTCTCACGGCGGCGTCCCTAAACCGTCGCGCGTCGCGTCGGCGGACGCCGGGCCTTTGCCGTTGCCCTCCGGCCCCGGCCGTTTCACGGTCGAGCCGGACGGGACGCTCATCTTGGCCGATGGGTCCTGCCTGGCTATCGTGCGGGTCGACGCTTTCCTCAACCTGCGCAGTCTCGGCGCGCACGACCAGGAGCGCGTCTGTCGCGAGTTCGCCGCCCTCGTGCATGGCCTGGCCCAGGCGCAACCGTTGCAGGTCATCATCGAGAGTAACCCCGTGCGCCCCGAGGCCGTCATCGACGCGGTGAGCGCGACCGTGACCACGCCCGACCGCACGCTACGCGGGATTGCCGCTCCGACGCTTGAATGGTTAGAGCGCGAGGTGGCGCGTACCCACGTCCCCGATCTCTCCGGCTACCTCATCGTCGCCCCTGCCCCGGAGGCGCGCGGTGGCCTGGCCGGCGTCATCGACGAGGCGCGCGACCAGCTCGGACTACGGCGCGTGGATGAGGAGCGCATCGACCGCCACGGGCTCGACGCGGCCGTAGACG